AAAAGAAAATAAAGAAAGCACTTGACAAGGTACAAAGAATATGATATAATAAGTACATAAGAAAGAGAGGTAATCAGAATGTTAGAGACAAGAAAACTTACAAACCACAAAAGTGCACAATGCCATGTATCAATAGAGGATAATGGCACAATTAATTTCATAAGTTATACTACACTTGTTATTCAAGCCGTTCCACACTCTAGTGGCCAATATGTACTATTTTGCACAGGGACATACAGCCAAACCACAAGAAAGCAGATAGGTTGGTTCTTAAAAGAATATTTCGGTGTTGTTTCATACTACGATATGAAAAAATGTGCAGAGGATGGAACTGGAATATGTGCGGAGCGTAAACATGCGAAATATTGGTAGGCAGACGGTGCATTGGTAGGTTCGAATCCTACCCTACCATTCTACCCAAACAAGGGTGAGATATAATCAAATAGAAAAGGAGAATAAAATTATGGCAAGAAAGAGAATGGTAACAAGAACGGTTATGCAGACAACGGCAGAGGTTATGACACTTGACATTACCACAGCTGAGGTACAGGTACTTCCTTATGACATTGGAGGACAGTACAATGATGAAGAGTTGCTTAAGAAACTTCAGAGTCTTTTTCAGACTGACACACTCAAACTCGTACACATTGAATCACAGACCTGCAAAGAGGTATTACTTGGCATGGATGAAGAAGATTTTATCAGACTTGCAAAAGTATTACCGCCACGCACAATAAATAAGGATGAGGACTAGACGAAAGCCTAGTACCTTTGGAAAGGAGAATATTATGTACGCAATATGTGTAGAATATTATGGAAAATATGGTGCAATCGTTCCGGCAGGAAATAACGGTATGCAGAAACTTCATAACAAAACCAGACGTGGGTGGCTTAATGAAACTGAATGTATGCGTAAACGTACGACAGGAAATGTATATGTTGTAGTAGACTTCACTCAGAAAATGTGCGAAATGTCACCAAGACAGTTAGCAGATTATGTCCAGAATAATAACATCACTGTACTTTGAGAATATACACGTAGTTAGTATAAACTAACAAGAGTGCGTGATAGGCACGATTACAGTTTCAACGCTGTACACTCTTTCGGTCAATATATTGACCGTAGTTACTTGACAATTAAATAAGTATAAAGGAGTGATAATATGTTATCAATAAATGAACAAGAAATAATTGTTGATGATTTACAAGAAGTAGAGATAAAGCTATACACCCTTTTCGAACAACTAGGTTCAGACGATGAACTAGGCAGAGCGTGGTACATTGTCTACAAACGCTTACAAAAGGAGAAAGAGAAAGAAGCGAAAATGAAATCTGAAAATTAAATCATTGTTAAAATTTTCACGAAAGTATTAAAACTAGGGTGCGTGATAGGTACGATTATAGTTTCAGCACTATACACCCTTTAGTGTACAAACGTACACACGAACTTTGACAGCAAAATAAAGAGGACAGAAAAGGAGAATGTTATCATGGAAAGAATTTTCACAAATACACTCAAAAAACAGTTAAAACAGCGTATAAAAGGAGATTTATCTGTACACATTGTTGATGACACATTAATTGTTGATATTCATCCAGTAGGTTGTTGGACTTGGCATTACACTATTAACAATTTAGCTGTACAAATATCAACAGGTTTATCAAGTAGAATTGTAGCTGATGTTATTGTTAAACAGTACAAGAAATATATTCTATCTAAGCATTTTTACTCAAAATAATTTAAAGAAAGTGTTGACTTTTCAAGTACAATATGCTACAATAAAAGAGTAACAAAGATAAATAACAGTTACGTTGCCAGAGTGGTGTGCTCACTTTACAGCACACCCTCACCCCTCTGGACGGTGCAACAAATTGGTAAGTTGCCTAGTGACAATGTGTTCCATCATTTGTCTGGTCAGCACTAGATTATAGGTTCAAACCCTATACCGTCCACTGGTACAATAATGTACCTAAACTATAAACAAACCAAAGCCAGAAAGGAGAACAAAATTATGGCAAGAGTACCTATGGTGACAAGAACGATCGTAGCAACAAAAGTAAATGTTATGTGTCTGGACGTACAGGCAGGCGAACCGTGTAACAAGGTTGTCACAGTACCTCGCACCTACAAGGACGATGAAGCACTGATGAAGAAAGTTCGTCCGTTGATTGAAACTGAGACACTCAAAGCGGTACATATTGTAGACAAGGAAGAAATTGAAACTCTGTACGGAATGACAGAGCAGGAATTTATTCAGTACGCAAAAGTGCTTCCGCCTAGAAACGGTGCAAACAGTGACGAAGAAGCAGACAACGAATAACACAGAAGCAGGTAAAACCTAAAACACCAAACACAACAAAATATTTAATTAAAAGGAGAACAATACTATGATTAACATTAAAGAAATGAGTAGAGAGTTCAACGAAGTAGAACAGTACCTTATGACTATTGCACCGTCAATCGTTTCAATGAAAGACGTTGAGGACGGAAAACATATCACAGTTGACGGAGTTTTGATGTTTGAGGACATCAAAGAGGACAGCGGTGAGGTTGTCGAAGTAATGTCAATCATTACACCGGAAAAGCAGGTATACAGTTGCCAGTCGGCTACGTTCAAAAGAAGTATCAATGATATTTCAAACATTATGAAAGGTAAGCCGTTCACTGTTATCAAGACTTCTGGTAAAACCAAATCCAAACGTGATTACATTAACTGCGTACTGGACGTTGAAGGACTTGCATAAGTTCAGAGTGTAACAGTTAATAAATGGGGGGGGGCACTCTTAGTACCATACTAGAGTGTCTCTCTTATTTCATTTATAGGGGTGAACGCTATGGCAAAAAGACGCAAACAAACACCTGCTGAACGTGCCTACTCTAAACAAGTTAAGCGTATCAAACAGTTTATAAGTAGAGCAGAAAAACGTGGGTATCACTTCAGTGAAGATGTGTTACCGCAAAGACCTAATCGTGTAACACAAGCGAGTGTGCGAAAACTTGCAAAATTAACACCTGATAAGTTGTACCAGAAAGCGGTCTACAGTGGTTTAGCAAGTTATGGAGAAATAGTACCTGCAACAGTTGGTGTAAAGTTGGAACGCTCTTTGAGGGCAAAGAAAGCGGCAGAAACTAGAAAATATAGACTAGCAGAGCCAGTACAAGAGCCAACCAATACTCCAGGTTTCGTTCCACCCGAGAACATATCAGAAGATGGAACATTTTTTGACGCTGTTGTTATCACTGGTTTTAAAGCTCATGTGCGTCAATTTAATGAACACGCTAGTAACTTATTACTATCATGGTTAGACAGAATACTAGCAACAAATGACGTACATGATGTTGCAACAATGTTGAATGACGGTGCAGAAGCAGGCCTTATTGTAACATATCAGATAGTTTACTCACAAGATAAGCTAACACAGTATATGTCTGAAATGTTAGACTATTTACCAGAAGCAGGGTCACTGTTTAAGGCTGAAATGATGGACGCAATGGAAGAAGAAGAGGACTTCAGTAGTCCACTATGAAAGTTAAAAAGTATCGTTACTTTATGTGCGACTTTGAAACAACCGTTTACAAAGGACAGGTGAACACAGAAGTATGGGCTAGTGCGTCCGTTGAATTGTTCACAGAAGATGTTAATATTTTTCACAGCATTGAAGAACAATTTGATTATTTTCTAGCACAGAAATGCAACATAGTAGCGTACTATCATAACTTGAAATTTGACGGTGCATTTTGGCTATCATATTTGTTGGTGGATAAGGGATATAAGCAGGCATACAAAAAGGTAGGAGAAAATGAAAATGATGTTGAATGGTTGCCAGAGAAATTTATGACAAATAAGACATTCAAGTATAGTATATCTGATAAAGGTATGTGGTACAGCATTATTATCAAGGTCAACAATCATTTTATAGAGATTAGAGATTCACTGAAATTACTACCATTTAGTGTAAAACGTATCGGGGAAAGTTTTGGTACAAAGCACAAGAAACTTGATATGGAGTACACTGGTTTTAGGTATGCAGGTTGTATCATAACAGATGAAGAAAGAAAGTACATAGCTAATGACGTTCTTGTAGTCAAAGAAGCGTTAGAAATAATGTTCCAACAAGGTCACAACAAGTTGACAATAGGTTCATGCTGTTTGGAAGAATACAAGTCAATTTGTAAGACCTCAACAAAGAACACACTTGATTACAATGAAATGTTCCCAGATGTGTACGCAATGACGATAGACGAGAAAGCACATAGATACCTCAATGCAGGAGAATATATCCGTAAATCGTATAGAGGTGGTTGGTGCTATCTTGTTAAGGGTAAAGAGAACAAGATTTTCACAAATGGAACGACAGCAGATGTAAATTCTTTGTACCCTAGTATGATGAGTAGTGAGAGTGGAAATCGTTATCCAATAGGTGTACCACATTTCTGGAAAGGAAATATCATTCCAGACGTTGCACTTGCAGACGATAGGTATTACTTTGTTAGAGTAAAGACAAGGTTCTACATTAAACCAGACAAGCTACCATTCATACAAATAAAATCGTCACTACTGTACAAAGGTACAGAAGCACTTGAAACATCTGATGTGTACGACAAGAGAACAGGTGAGTATTATACCCACTACACTGATAAAGACGGTAACATTCACGACACAAGAGTTGAGTTAGTTTTGACAATGACTGACTACGAGTTATTGAAAGAACACTACGAACTTGTAGACTTTGAGATTTTAGACGGTTGTTGGTTTTATAGTGAAATAGGCATCTTTGACGAGTACATTGATAAGTACAAGAAAATCAAACTGGAAAGCAAAGGTGCGTTGCGTGAGTTGGCAAAGTTGTTCCTAAACAATTTGTACGGTAAAATGGCAAGTAGCATGGACAGTAGTTTTAAACTTGCTTACGTCAAAGAGGATAAAACCATAGGCTTTCTACCAGTTGCAGAAGCTAACAAGAAGCCTGGGTATATACCAGTTGGTTCAGCTATCACAAGTTACGCAAGAAACTTCACAATTAGAGCCGCACAGAAGAACTACCACGGTAAAGACAAGAGAGGTTTTATATATGCAGATACAGACAGCATACATTGTGACCTTGAACCAGAAGAGATTGTTGGAATTAAGGTACATGATAAAGACTTCTGTTGTTGGAAACTAGAGAGCTGTTGGGATATAGCAGTTTTCACCAGACAAAAGACTTACATTGAACACGTTGTTAAAGAAGATTTGAAACCTATTGATACACCGTATAACAACATTAAGTGTGCAGGTATGCCACAGAAATGTAAAGACTTATTTCAAACATCACTTGACGGAACGGCAGATATTAGTGGGTACACAGATAAGACAACAAAAGTGTTTAAGGAATGGACAGAAGATGAAAAAGAATTCTTGTTTGAAAAGGAAACTGGTAAACCAATAAAGAGAAATCTTAGGGACTTTAGAGTAGGACTAAAAGTTCCCGGAAAATTAAGACCAAAGAGGATACGTGGCGGTATCCTACTTACCGACACATCATATGAAATGAGGTAGAACATGGAATTGAAAACTATCAAAATCAAATACGTCAAAGACGGAATGGAAAAAATTGAACAGATTGAGAACGGTGATTGGATTGACTTGCGGATTGCGGAAGATGTGCACCTTGAACCTAATGAGTTCAAACTTATCCCCCTCGGAGTGGCTATGGCTTTACCACTAAACTATGAAGCATTAGTCATTCCACGAAGTTCCACATTTAAGAAGTATGGTATCATACAGGCTAACTCAATTGGTCTTATTGATGAGACATATTGCGGTGACAACGACGAATGGCAATTTCCTGCATATGCTACAAGGGCGGTTGACATTCCTAAGAACACCAGAATATGTCAATTTAGAATCTTCAAACATCAACCAACAGTTGCACTTGTTGAAGCAGACCATTTATCATATACAAATAGAGGTGGTTTTGGTTCAACTGGTGAAAAATAAAGCACAACAAATAAGAACAGCAGGGGCGAACTAAGTTCGTATCCCTGCTTTCTATTTATATCTGTAACTCATGTACCAAACAAAGCGTTCAGCGAAAACGACAAATGGTATAGGCACTATCTTTTCAAGTGTGCTACCCTATCCACTCATTGATGGACACATGAGAAGATACCTAAAAGTTATCAACACTTTCCACATTTTAATGTGAATAACCTAGTAACTCAACGCACTAAGTACCGCTTCTTTGCACCTCATATCCTTAAATCTGAAAGCACCACGTTCAAATAAGTACCTAAGGTTTGACAAGAAAAAGTCATTTCTTTTGAGCATAACGTAGTTCACTTCATGGTCTGCTGTTGTTACAGTTATTTTAGTCTTAAAGGTAACATCTGGTTTATCATCACAATAGATAAAACCGTCCTCTGTAAATTCCCTCAAGCCAAAGTCAGTTCCTTTATATTTAAGAGTACAAATATATCTGCTTCTGCCTGTCGGCTTATCTACAAAACTCTTATTGTCATTAAGATACACACATTCACTACTATAAGCAACATAAGCGTTCTTAGCAAATGCACGATTAAAACCACTACTTTTCTGATCCTCACTTGCACTCTGAATGAAACCTTGTTCAAGTACAAAACCGTCACCACGCAAGAACTTTGTGTCGTCTTTTAGTCTTGCACTAATATTCATTTCAACATAGTACGGGTTTATGATGCTGACTGGATTACTAAGCATATAAACTGGCACATATCTTACCTGTTCGCCTTGTCCTCTTGCTACTGACGTATGTACGCTAAGCAATTTCTTAACTTCATCAACGCAATAGTGATTCGTTTCACTCTGAAATTCGTCAAATATCATTCGCATAATATCCGAAAATAAGTGACTATATTTCTTAATCTGGTCAGCACTATTAAGACTTAAAGCATAGCCACAACTTTTTTCGTCTAAGAACAATTCGTGGAAGATACCACTTGCTCTACGTTTACTTGTCATTTCATGTTCTTTAAAGAACAAACTACCTAAATCTTTATAGAACTTATCAACAACATCATCAAGTTCATAGTTGTATCTATAAATAAGCCCGAATTTTTCACCTTTATCTAAAAATCTATTTATGCACAGCCTTCCAAAATATGTTGTCTTACCACCAGTACGATTAGTAGTACACATATAAATCTCTGGTTTGTTACCATTTATGTCCATCATAGACAAAAGTTTAGTACCATCATAATACTTACTCACGTTATAATCACTTCCTTTCCTATTATATTATAACATACATATTGCAATTTGTCCAGTAATATGCTATAATGAATATAAATGAATAAGGAAAGGAGTGAAAGAAATGGAACAGTTTTACCCTATAATTATTGCATTGGTTTTCAATGCTTTAGACCTTATCACTGGTATCATAACTGCGGTCAAGAACAAAGACATTCATTCGTCAAAATTACGTGACGGTCTTTTCAAAAAGGTTGGCTTCATTTTATGTTACTTTGTGGCATGGTTAATTGACACAGAGGGTTCACTGATAGGTTTTCATCTTAACACACCAATCTTACCTATCATTATCCTTTATGCATGTACCACAGAGTTAGTGTCAATACTTGAAAACATATGCAAGATTAACTCCGACATTCTGCCGGAAAAACTGATGGAATTATTTCACATTTCCAATGTAAAAAAGGAGGGCTAAATTATGCCAAACATTATGAAAGCGGTTCAGTTCATGATTGACACCGCAAATGATGACACACATGGTTATGACCAGACTCACAGAAATGGGCCGAATTATGACTGTTCTTCACTCGTTGGAACAGCACTCCATGAAGCAGGTTTTGATGTATCACCGTACTCGTGGACTGGCAATCTGGAAGCACAGCTTAGAGCCGCAGGTTTTGTTGATTGTAAAGCACCGTGGTTACCGGGTGATGTACACCTCAAAACACAGCACCATGTTGTAATGAGTATCTCAAGTAGGGAGATTGCTCATGCTTCTATCAATGAAAAAGGAACTGTAACTTGTGGTAAAACTGGTGACCAGACTGGAAAGGAAATCTGTATCAGAAGTTACTATGAATACTCTGGTGGGTGGGACGTACACCTTAGATATGTAGGTCAGAACACAGATGTGACTCCGGGAGTTTCCGTTGATGCCATTGCAAGAGAAGTCATTGCAGGAAAATGGAGCAACGGAGATACGCGTAAAAAACTTCTCACAGAAGCAGGTTATGATTACAGCACAGTACAGGCAAAAGTAAACGCACTCTTGTCTGGAAAAGAGTTAAAATCTAACGGAGAAATTGCAAGAGAAGTAATTGCAGGCAAGTGGGGAAACGGTGATACAAGAAAGCAGAAACTTACCGCCGCAGGTTATGACTATTCTGCTATTCAGAAACTTGTAAACAAGATGTTAGCATAAGTGTAACCTATGCCAGACATAAATCGTGCATATTCATGGGCGATTGAAACGTGTAATGCACCTAATGTTGGTTATTCACAGTCATATCGTAATGCACAAACAGTTGGTGGTATAACATACTACGATTGTTCTTCATTTATAAATTATGCATTACTAGCAGGTGGTTTTGAAACACCATCTTATGCACCAAACAGTAATGCCTTTACCACTTATTCAGAAGCGTCCGAACTTTTGCGCTTAGGGTTTACAGAAGTTGACGCAAGTGGTGAATACCTAGCAGGAGATATAGGTCTATCAAGTGGTCACACAGAAATGTGCTATCGTGGTGGAAGTGGTAAAGGTGTTTTCATGGGAGCGCATACAGATAACGCACCACTTGCTAATCAAGTTAGTATAGGTTCAAGCGGTGGAAATACAGACTATGAACGTTCCTTTCCTAGACTGTTTAGATACGGTGATGGTGGTGCATCTGGTTACGGTGTAAGTGCAGTTGTAGCTGCGGCAATAGCAGGTAATATGTGGCAAGAAAGTGCGTTATCACCTGGTGTATGGGAAAACCTATCACCTGGACTTCCAACAGACCTATTAAAAGGTTATGGTTTAGGTCAATGGACTAACACAGGTGGTGATACACATGGTAGACTTTATCAGTTACTAACATGGCTACAAGAAAATGGTTATGCTAGTAATGACGGTAACGGGCAATTAGCTTTTCTAATACACGAAAATGTGTGGTATCAAAATAGTGAATATCCCTTTACTTCATTACAAGATTTTTTAACGTCTGATAGCACAGACTTAGAAATGCTAACACACGCTTATAACCTATGCTGGGAAGGAATACATGATAGTTCATGGGATACTAGAGTAACTTATGCAACAGCTTGTTATTACTATATTATTGCAAATGCTAACAACACCAACATAAAAGAATGGTACAATCAAAACACATATTTGACAGAAGAACAAAGACTTAATAATGCTGTAATGTTGTACCGTTATTTATCAGCAGGTGGCGGTGGTGGCGGTACACCGTCTACACGAAAAAAGAAAATGCCTATATGGATGTGGATAAAATACCATTACTAATAAGAAAGGAGAAACAAATATGCCGTTTAAAGCAGGTACTTACAAACATGAAGAAGGATTTACAATTATGGTGACAGAAGATGGTGCAATCATGCTATCACCTAATCACCCACTTTCATTAAGACTTAGCCTGTTATTCGACACAACAAAGTGGACAAAAATTTCGTAGAAAGGAGAACACCATGGCTGTAAAAACTAGAGAAGAAATTCTTGCAGAATTAAAAGCCAGGGTAGGCGAACAGACTGACGATGAAACAATCGCATTTCTGGAAGATGTTACAGACACACTCTCTGACTTAGAAACAAAGGCAAAAGGTGACGGAACAGACTGGAAAGCTAAGTATGAAGAAAATGACGCTGAATGGCGGAAAAAGTATACTGAACGTTTTTACAGTTCAGACCCTAACCCCGACGCAGAACTGCCTAAACCAGATGACACTACGAAACCTAAGACGTTTGCAGAACTGTTTACCACAGTTTAGCAATAAAATTAAAGAAAGGAAGATAATATCATGGCAAGAAGAATTGCAAACAGTACGCTTAACGCGTCAACCATTGACATTCTCAACGTAATCCGACAGAACGCTTCTTATGATTATCAGCAGAACGTACCGGAAGTTGCAACTGTCAATGACATCCCTAAAGTGGGAGAAATCATCTATGGTACACCTGCCTTTGCAAATCAGTTTATCAATGCTCTGGTAAACAGAATTGCAATCGTGCGTGTACAGAGTGCAACCTTTAATAACCCTTATTCTATCCTAAAGAAAGGTTACATTGAGTACGGAGAAACTGTCGAGGATATTTTCGTATCTATCGCAAAAGCCGTTGACTTTAATGTTGAAAAAGCTGCTAAACGTGAGTTCCAAAGAACTATCCCAGATGTGCGTTCAGCATTTCACGTTATGAACTGGAGAGTAATGTACCCAGTTACAATTCAGGACGAGGACTTACGGCAGGCATTTCTTAGCATTGAGGGTGTTCAGAACCTTATCACTAAGATTGTAGACGCTGTTTACACCGCCGCAGAGTACGACGAATTTCTTCTGTTTAAGTACCTGCTTATTAAGGCAATTAGCCACGGAAAAATGTACCCTACTTCTATTGGTGCAGGTGCAGACCTTAGCGAAGCGGCTGTACAGTTTAGAGGTACATCTAACCTGTTACCGTTTATGTCAAGTGAGTACAACGAAGCAGGAGTTAAGACTAACACACCTAAAGCAAGACAGGTTATCTTCATGGACGCTATGTTCAATGCACAGTTTGACGTAAATGTGCTTGCAAGTGCGTTCAATATGGATAAGGCTGACTTCATGGGTAGACTGTTCCTCATTGACAACTGGACTGATTTTGACAATGAGCGTTTTGATATTATCAGAGCAAACTCTGATGGTATCGAAGAAGTAACAGCATCCGAGTTAGCACTGTTGGCTAATGTAAAGGCAGTTATTTTGGACGATAACTGGTTCCAGGTTTACGACAACAACAACAAATTCACAGAGAAGTATGTTGCTTCTGGTTTGTACTGGAACTACTTCTATCATACGTGGAAAACGGTGTCAAATTCTCCGTTCGCAAATGCTGTTGTGTTTGTTACCTCTGCCGCTGACGTTGATTTGCCTGCAACTGTTACTGTTCATGTGGACGCTAAAGACGAAAGCGATGTTGCTACTGTATTTACTATCAGTGTTGACTTTGAAGAAGCAGGTCTTAATCCGCAGAATGTAAACTTTGTTCAGACAAGAGCACTTACAACTGCTGGTATCGCTGTTCAGAAATACGGTGGACTTATTATCCCAGCTTCACAGGATGCAACAGACATCACACTTGTTGCAGAGATTAACGGAACTACTTACACAGCGGCTACCACCATCAATGGTTCTACTGCTGTTGACGCAACTGTTACTCTTAACAAAGACTGATATTTTAACTGTAAGGGTGTATCATTTTATGGTATGCCCTTACTATAAAGGAGTGATTGCGTGTATATACAACCTACAACAAATATAAGGTTGCTTAAAGATGTTCCTCTTGATACAACCTATGACCACACAATATACTTTGCAAGTGCAACAAAGCAGTACAATTATTTTATTGGTTTGCAGAAATATAATCTAACTAATTACACATACCAAAGAGTAAAACGTGGTATAGCTAGAGTTGGAATTAAAGCAGATAATCTGTACGACTGTAATTACATGATGTTTCAGAATACAGCTTACGGAAATAAATGGTTTTATGCATTCATAACATCGGTTGAATTTGTGAACAATGAGTGCGCAGAAATTTACTTCGAACTTGATGTTATGCAGACATGGTTCTTTGATTGCGAACCAGACTACTGTTTTGTTGAACGTGAACATACTGTTACTGATACTATTGGTAGTCATATTGAACCGGAAAGTGTAGCAACTGGTGAGTACGTTTTTAATGACTATAACCCAATAACTTATATGAGAGATATGGTTGTTTGTATTGCTATTGTTGATACAAATGACACTACTGACGGCACGTTATATGACGGAATATACGGTTCAGCACAGTTGTGGGTTTATGCTAGTACAGATGTGCAAAGTATCAATAATAAGGTTAATGAATATGTTCAGAAACCTGACGCTATTATTGGTATGTATATGTTTCCTAAACTGTTTATTGGCGATAGTATTCCAGATACACATAGGTTGAGTTACGGACAGGGTGCTACTAAGAATGTTGTTACACTATCTGCTGTCACTACTAATGATACACTTGACGGTTATAAACCTAAGAACAAAAAGTTGTATACTTATCCGTATAACTTTTATCATGTTGATAACGCAAGTGGTAGCGAATTAAGTTTACGCTACGAGTTCTTTGAAAATCTCACACCTGTTGTTGAAATCAGTGGAACAGTTACACAACCAGTAATTGCTATACTTAGACCTTGTAGTTATAAAGGTGTGCGAGGTTATAGTGAATTAGGTGGTTACACTAGCTTGAATACAGAGAGTTTACAACTTAACAGCTATCCAATGTGTTCTTGGAATGTAGACGCTTATCAAGCGTGGGTAGCACAAAATAGTGTACCTATTGCACTTAACACTATTGCTAGTGTGGGGCAGATGGGAATTGCAGGTGCTTATAGTACAAATCCTAATGCTGTTATTGGCTCAGGAATTATAGGTCAAGTAAGTGGTTTAATGTCACAGTTTTATCAAGCTTCTATTGCCGCTGATATTAGTAAGGGTAATCTTAATAACGGTGGTGGTAATGTTGCTAATGGTAAGCAACAGTTTTACGGTGGACGGTGTAGTGTGTGTAAAGAATATGCAAGAATGATTGACGAGTATTTCACTATGTTTGGTTATGCCGTTCATAGAGTGAAGAAGCCTAACAGAAATAGTAGACCTCATTGGAACTATGTAAAGACAGTTGGTGCTACTGTTACTGGTAGTGTACCTGCTGACGATATGAAGAAAATTTGTAGTATCTATGATAATGGTATTACATTCTGGAAAAATGGTTCAGAGGTTGGACAGTATAATCTTGATAATACAGTGTAAAGGTGGTGAGAATTAGTTATGGGTAGAAAGCGTGGTATTACAGATATGTTTGGTGATAGTGCTACACTAAACAATCTGACATATATGCAGTACCTTAATAGGCTAACAGAGTTGGCTATTTCCATGTTTGAGTGGAAGAATTTACCTGCTAGTGTTGACGCTAGGTATCTTGAATTACACCTATTTGAAACTGGTTGTATGGTGTACTTTAATGATGATGTACTTGGTGACTTGTGCTTGGACTGTATTACTAACGGTAGACTTGATGTGTATGGTAATCCTATTTTGCGTAGAGCTTACTCTGGGTATAACAACTATCAGAAGTTATTGAAAGAAAGCAATAGCGTTATTATCTGGAACAATTACTTGCACACAAATAGTATACTTGACGTTAAGATGTTTTCGAGAAGATTGTATAACATTGATAGAATTATTGATGTTAATGCAAACGCACAAAAAACACCAGTTCTTGTGCAAGGTACAGAGAAACAGAGGTTGACGCTGATTAACTTGTATAAAGAGTTTGAGGGCAACGCACCGTTCATCTTTGGTGATAAAAACTTGGACTTAAATGCGTTAAAGGTGTTGCAGACTGGTGCGCCGTATGTTTGCGATAAGTTGTACCAGTTAAAGACGCAAATATGGAATGAAGCATTGACATATCTTGGTATCAGTAATATTAACATTCAGAAAAAGGAACGGTTGATTACTGATGAAGTAACTAGGAATCAGGGTGGTACTATTGCTAGTAGATATAGTAGATTGGAGAGTAGACGGCAGGCTGTAGAAAAGATTAACGCTATGTTTGGTACAAATATTGAAGTTAATTATCGTGAAGATTTTCAGCAGGTTGGAGAAGATAATAAACCTCAAGACCCCGGTGCTAATACGATAGGAGGTGTAGGAAATGAGTAATATTATATGCTTTTTTAATAGGTGTTCGTGTTGGTGCAATATTATTAGTGTGTTATGCTCGATGTGTCGTAAATAAAAGAGGTGATGATAATGAGTAAATACACAACCGAAGTAAGGTTCGTGTGTGAGAGCAAAAGTGGACTTGAGGTGAGTGGTGGTAGCGGTGATGTTGATAACATTATTGCTAATTCGTGGAACAAGATTTTTACGAGTAAAGCACCGTTCTTTGATGAAGAATACAGAAGTGTACTTTGTCAGAAGATTTTGAAGCACTATTATTTGCGTGAAATTTGTTGTGAAACGGTTGGCATGTGGACACTTTGGATGAACACAAGACTTGAAGAGATTATGCCGTATTACAATCAGCTCTATGAGAGTGCTAAGATTGATTTTAATCCTATGCACGATGTAGACTTGACAAGGAAACATGAGAGGAATGTCGAGGGTACGAGTAAGGAAGATGGTACGAGGACAGATAATACTACTGGTAAGAGAACACTGACAGGTAACAGAGATACAGATAATACAAGTAATGTTACTAGAAATACAACAAATGGTAGTGATGAAACAAAGAGAGATTTGTATTCTGATACACCGCAAGGTGCTATAACTGGTTTGGAGAACGAAAACTATCTGACAAACGCAAGAAAGATTACAGGCAATGTGAACGGAACTGGAAACGAGGAAACTAACACAACTGAAAATACTGGTACTGATTATAGTGAAACAGAGGATACAACTGGAAAGGTTGACGGTATTACAAGTAATACTGGCAGTAGTAACACTACTGAGGATTATCTGGAATCTATTGTTGGTAAACAAGGTACAGAAAGTTTTAGCAGTCTATTGAATAAGTTTAGGGAAACTTTTCTTAACATTGATATGCAGGTTATTGAAGAGTTTAGTGATTTGTTCTTTGGACTTTGGTAATGAAAGGAGATTATTATGACAAACGTAAGAAGTATTACACCTTTACCACCTGCTAATTTTACACCAGAAATGGGTAATTATAAGACATTGCAACCATTCAGATATTGGTGTCAGAAAGTGTTACCGCTTGTTTATGATGATAGCATCAGCTATTATGAGTTACTTTGTAAGGTAGTTGACTATCTTAATAAGACAATGGAAGATGTTGAAACGTTGCATGGTGATGTGACAGGCCTACATGAAGCTTATGTACAATTACAGAATTATGTAAATACCTATTTTAGCTCACTGGATGTTCAAGAAGAAATTAACAATAAACTGGATACAATGGCTAGTGATGGTACGTTACTTGAGATTATTGAACCGACTATTAGCGCAACCACTATTTCGGAAGTAAATAAATGGTTGAGTGAACATATTACAAACCCAAGTAACCCACCTATTGATACTAGTTTGACTATTAGCGGGGCGGCGGCAGATTCTAAAACCGTTGGAAATAATTTCAAAAAAGTTGAAGAGGACTTAACCGTTCAAAAAGTCGTTCCAATGACATCTGTAAATCCATACAATGTTTATCTTAAAGATTATGATGTAAGGATTTATTCTGGAAAATATCTCACAGGTTTTAGCGCTTCAACTTATACACCAACTATGACACAGGGAAGTGATTTTCCTTATGACGTTATTGATATGAAAATAAATCTTAATAACCCAACAATTACAGTTCCTTTTGACACGGAACAAAGTGTTGGTCAGACATTTGTTTTGTACACAGAGGGTGTACAGGCTAATAACGCTACACCAGATAACGTAAGAAATGAACAGATTGGTGTCATTGATGTGACGGGTACTAGTTATACTGTAAACCTAAACGCAAGTGGGTTGAATTATGTGCGTGTGGCTTTTACTGTTCCTAAAAATAAAAGAGATTTTTACTTTAGTAAACCAGATGAGGGTGAACTTGGTAAACTAATAGACGACAAACTAATAACTGCTTGTGTCAATATGTTCTATTCAATTGGAGCTATTGGTGACAGTTACACGGCTGGTTCTGCACTTTCCTCTGACGGGAAAACGTGGCAAGATGTAACCGATTTATCTTGGATTGCCACAATGGGTAAACGAGCAGGGATTTATTGGAGTAATTACGGAAAAGGTGGAGCTACTACAAAATCATATATCACAGATAAACTAACGACTGTATTAAGTGGACAGGTAAAAGATTTGTATTTTATCGCACTTGGAATTAATGACTGCTTACAAGAACTTCCGATAGGAACTATTTCTGATATTAAATCAAATTATTCAGAAAATGGTGAAAGTTTTTACGGTTGGTATGGGTCAATAATTGCCCAGGTACAGGGTCATGCACCAAAGGCTAAAATTGTACTCGTTAAAATATGGACTAATGGAACAGCGAAAATTCCTTATGATAATGCAATAGATAAAATTGCAGAACATTTTGAGTTACCTGTTATCAACCCTTTTAACGATTATTTTTTCAACAGTTCACTCGTAGCTTACTGAGCACAGATTCCATGCTTGCATGAGGATCTGTGCACGGGAAGCTACGAAGGGAGCGGAGCGCCGCTCTATGAGCAAAAGGGAGCTGCGAAGCAGCGGAAAGCCTCGCAGAGGCGATTCATGACAATAGAATGTTCGCGGAGCGTGCATTCTATTGTATTGCGAATGGCGCTGTGCCTCGGCCTC